TGCCACCCATCTGAATACGATACGAGCGGCTGCCAGAGCCACCCCATGTGCCAGTGCCCCAGACCGTGCCTGCGCCACCCCACGCTTCGTCCGTGGAGGGCGGCAACGACCATGAGCCATAGGACTCGCCGGTGTTCCACTCGACACGGGTCTGGCTGGAGCCGCGCAACTGGGCGGTCAGGTAGCCAAAACGCAACGACTTCGCCAGCGCATCATCGTTGCAATACAGGCGATGCAGTTGCAACGTCAGCGCGTAAATCTCCCCGCCCGTGCCAGCCGCCGCGACATTGTCGAGGAAGACCCCCGGCGCATCGCAGAGCGTCACCCAGCCCGACGCATCGCCCTTGAGCACGACCGGCAGCCCATCGGCGTTCAGCGTCTCGAAGAGCGAGGTCGTGGCCGGAGACACATAGCCGCCATCCCACGGGCCGGTCCATGCGTTCAGCACGGTGTGGTACACAAAGCAGCCGAAGGTGGGGATCGTGATCCACAGCTCCTTCGTGGCCCGATTCAGCACGGCGCGGATCTTGTCAAAGTCCGCATCAGTCAACTGGCGGATGATCGGGAGCAGCGGGTCGGGCGTCTCGGCGGTGCCGACTGACGCGACTTCCGCTTCGTTGCAGCGATACAGCCCGCGCTCACTGACAAAGAATGCCACGTTGCCAGACGCCACGATGCTGCCGGGGGCAATCGTGCCGACATCCGCCGTCACGGCCTGCGGGGCGACCGTCAGATCGTCCTGCCCGTAGCCCGTGATGCGCGAGATACCCCGGCGGTGGAAGAGCAAGAGCGAGGTGTTGACCGAGGCCAGCCCGACCAGCACTTCGTCGCTGAAGGTGCGGACGATGATCTGCCCACCACCCGACGCGCCGTTGCCCAGCGAGTCGCCGTTGTTCAAGTCCGAGTAGAACACGCTGTCGGGGAAGGACGTACTGCCTACGCCCCACAGCCGTTCGTTGTGGACCGTGATGCTCTCGACTGCTTCCGTGTTGGCGATGTTCGTGGTCAGCGTGGTGCCGTTCCACTTGTTGAGCAGCCCACCGTCTGCGATGTACACCACATCGTTCACGCTGCCATCGCGGAACTTGGCAAACGTCGGGTAGGCGGTGGTAGACAACACCCCCGTTCTGGCCGTCCATGTCCACGGGAATGCGCCGTAGGTGGTGGTGTACAGCGTCCCGTTGCTGATCGCCATGATCTCGGGCGAGCCGGTGTCCTTCGTCCACGTAAACCCGTTGGTCACGGGGTTGGCGGACGCCACGGCGGTCGAGACCCGCCGAGTCCCACCACGCTTGGTGGCTGCGCCGTAATCCGTCAACCGAGCGTTAATCGCCCGACGCAACTGGTTGGGCAGGAGCGCGATGTCGTCCGAGACATCATTCAGCCCCCCGTCCATCTTGGGCTGCTGGTCTTGGAGCCGCTCCGCCATTAGCCGCCGCTCCAGTCGTACTTCTGGTCGGGGTACGCCATCCGCGTCGGGTTGATCGTGCGGCGACGGAGATCGTCCAGCAGCGACTGGCGCTCTTCGTTGGCCAGCGAGCGGAAGTTGTTGGCTGCGCCGACTTCCGCGCCACCCTTGAGCAGCAGCTTGGCCGCTGCCGTCGAGACGATGATCGACTCGCTGTTCTGCGGGAACGTGATCGTCGCTGCCGTGGACGACAGATCGTTCAGCGAGGTGGGCTTGTAGTTGACCGCGATGTACAGGCTGACGCCCGACCCAACCGGCAGGATCTGGAGCGCCTCACCCGCGAGGTAGTACATGCGCGGGTAGGTCGGCAGGTAGTTCGTCGTCGTCGCCAGCGGGACGTACTGGAACTGCGTCTCGTCGTACAAGACGTTGCCGTCACTGACCGACAGGATGCGATAGAAGTTCTGCTGGCTGTCACCGCCGCCCGTATTCAGCGCCGAGAACGGGATCTGCCCGTTGGCGTCCGTCGTCACGCTCAACTGCTGAAACGTGTAATACGGGGCGGCGTTGAGGATGTTCGACCACTCTTCGTCGTAGGACTGCGACAGCGCGGTACGGATCGCCGTGTCAGACCAGCGGGTCGAGCCGACCGCGTCCATGTACTCGCGGGTCTGTTCAATCAAAGTGGCGACACTGACGCTGGGCATACCCGCTCCTACGCTGAAGACGAAAGACGCACGTTAGCTAACCTTGCGAGGACGCCCACGCTTGCGAGGCGCATCCATGACACTGGACGGGTCCGACCGATCCAGCACCTCGCCAATGGCGGAATCCAGCGCCTGCTGAATATTGCCAGTATTCCAGTTCTCCATCGCGTCCGACATCCGCTGGATGTCTTCGCGGGGGAACGTGCGGAACGTGCGCTCCAGATACGGGGCTGCTTCGTCCGGGCCGCATGTCATCGGGAGATAGCCGATGATGTCGAAGGTCAGGTGCGGATCATACGCGCCTTCTTGGACGGTGGCCCAGCGCCGATCTTCCGGCTGCCATGCCATACAAATGGCCCAGTGTTCGCCCGCCCCAGCCACCCACCGAAGCGACAGCCCCGCGTGGATCGCCTTGAGCCGCCGCGACACTTCCGGCGACGGCTCAGGACGACCAAGGGCGTTGAGCAGGAGAACCCCGCTCACCCCTGCACCAGCAGTTCAACGTTGACCATCAGATCCACCGCCGCCGTCGTCACGGTGTTGTTCGTCGTCACGACAAACCGCACGGTGTCGCCAGCCGCCAGCGTCTTCTGTTCGTCCGTCAGCGTAGAAAGCAGAGCGACCGCCGTGCCTTCGTGCGCGACGAGCGCCTCCAGATCGACGTTGCCCGTCAGGGCCACCGCCGTATCCGTCGACGCATCGTATTTCTGCAACACGCCGAGGATCGTGCCGCTGGTGGCGGCCGGAACCGTGGCGGCTGACACCACGGCACGGTTAATCAAGCAGACCGCCGGATGCCCACCAAAGCTGTAGGTGGTCGTGGTGTTGTTGCCAATTGCCGCATCGCACCGACCAACCATCAGGTTTGGCAGCGTCCCAAACCGTCCCGGCGCTGGCGCGAAAATGTTGCCTACGCTCATGCGAGTCTCCGTTCAAGGGGAACGGGTGTGGGGATGGCTGTAGTCAGCCACCCCCAATCACCGCGTTAGATGTGGCTGTAGCGCTGCGTGTCCGTGTAACCCGTGATGCTGCCATGCGCGTTACGAGCGAGGCAGGCAAGGTTGCCGTACCAGCCGTAGGTCGTTTCAAACGCATCGCGGCCCGAGAGCCAACGCCACGGACCCGCACCCTCGAACTCCACGAAGCCCCAGTCCTTCGCATCCACCCACGCGAGCGAGGGGATGTGGAGGAGGTAGATCGTGCCAGCCGGGACGTAGTAGTCCGTCACGCACGGGATGCCACAGACTTCCACGGCCTTGTAGCCACCCTTGATCGTGGTCGAGAACTCGCCCGCCGTGAAGCGGCGCTGACCGACCATCGACTCCATCAGCTTCTTCGCCACACCCGGCGTGGTCAGCATCAGGAAGTCCTTCGGACGGGTCATGGCGTCCTTGCCGCTACGACCCGAGATGCGCTGGATCAGATCCCAGATGTCCGACTCGGTCGGCTGAGTCGCGTCCGGCGTATCCGTGCCCGCCACCATGCGCGTCGAATCCCAGATCGAATAGGTCGAGGCGTTGATGTTGTGCAGGGTGCCGTAGCTGCCACCACGGTTCGTGATGTTGATCAGACCGTTCATGGCGTTGCCGAACGAGGTATCGCTCGCCGTCGCCTTCACGATCTTGTCCGTCGCGGCCATACCCGAGATGGCCGTGCCCAGCGTCAGCGTGGCGTTGTCGCCGCTGTTGCTGATCGCCGTGATGGCCGAGCGGCCGAGCACCGCGTCCGCTGCCGACGTGTCGAGCACCGCGATGTAGTCACCCACCGAGAGGAGGAGGGCACCCTGACCGGCGCTGCTGAGGCCGTAGGGCGACGACACGATGATGGAGGTCGTGGTGGACGCCGTGCCGATCAGCGCCACGACGCCGTCCGGCTTGTTGTGGAGCGCCTGCTGCATGAGCAGGGTGGAGGCGTCCTTGATTTCTTCCATCGTCTTCTTGGCGATGGTCGTGAAGGCCGCATCCTTGGACTGGGTGCCGACGAACGCGAGGCCGTCCACCTGACGGGTCGTGTAGGCACGGACCACACCGACGTTGCCCTGCACTTCCGTGGCCGTGGTGTCAGGCGGGAAGTAGCCACCCTGCGAGAACGTGGCACCGGCCGGACGACCGACCACCACATCGAAGAACACGTTGTTGCCACCCCAGCGCATGTTGCGCGGGCCACCGGCACGGCCCTTGTCGAGCTGGGCAAGGAGGGGGGTGACGAGATTCTGGACCTTCTCACGGAACTGGCTGTAGACGTTCTTCAGCAGACCAGTAAGTTCGGCATCGGTAATGACTGTTGGAGCAGGCATGTTGGCCTCGAAATGTTAGGTACGGATGGACGAAAGGATTGAGCTTAACGCGCTATCCACGGCATCATCGACGGTCGCCGGTTTGGCAGCCGCTTTCGGTCGGTCTTGCGTCGTCACCGTCGAACCGACCGGCTTCAACTTCTGCCCGACCATGCGCTTGGCCTTC